ACCGTGGCCGGCTGGCTGCGCGCCCGTGATGTCTCGGCGTTCGAACCTGGCGCGACGCCCATGGTCACCGAGGCCAAACGGATGATGACAGAAGCGGGCATGTCACCCGTGGAATCCTACCTTTTGGAATTGATTAGGGGGCGTATAGGCGAATTTTCCTCGGGCGTGGTGTCTGCACCCTGGCAAGAGCTTTGCGGGCGCCTGAGCGCGTTAGCGCCGTCTGGCGCGAGGGTGCCCGTGAGCGCGTTATTCCACGCGCTGGCCGAGGCGGGTTGGTTGGATTGCGGAATGTGTCACTCGCGCGAGCATCCGACGAAGCGCCACCTATATTGCGCGCCTGATCTTGCGGAGCTTGGCAAGGCGGAACTGAGGCGCTTGTCGGAGCGCCCGCCGGGTGGTGGCGCTTTGCGCGCCGTCAAATAAAAAAGGGCGCCTACGGGCACCCTTGTTGTTTGTGGGAAGGGTTAGAGTCGCAGCGCGACGGCCAGCACCGCGACTAGTAGACCGACTAGGATCGCTGCGATCATAGGATGTTAAGGCGCTCGGCGATCGCCGGGCGATTGACGATCAACCAGCGCGCGAACTTTACAGTCTGCGCAGCGCGCGCATAGGAATGCGGCCATGCGCGCGACGGCGAACGGATCGTCGCAAAATATTCGGCGACGTCATCGCAGGGATACCAGCGTCCGGCGCCGTCGGTCTTGCCGATCGCACGGATGTCTTGCCAATTTAAATTTTTCATGATGACAATCCAAAAAAGAGTACAGCGCCCAGCGCGATACCGGCGCCAATGAATATGGTCCATTCAATGAAATTTTGCGGCATAGTTAGAATCCTCCACGGGCTGAGCAATACGGGTCCGAGGCGGGTTCATCTTGATCTGTCCACCACGGGTCCGGGTCCACGCCGCACTCAAGGCGAACGTATAGGGACAAGCTGCCGTCAGCGCCGCGACGGGTCCAATAGTCGATAATCTCGCCGGTTGCCTTGGCGGCGCGAACAAAGGTGATTGCGTCGTGTAGTGTCATGGTCAGGCTCCTACATATTTGACGGTGGCGCCGCGGCCATGAGCGCGGCGAAGGACGCGCATGCGATCGGCAACCAATTTGCGGATTGCCAGTGAGCGCGCGGTGCGGTGCGCAGGCAACACGCGAAAGTGCAACAGCGGGCTATCGCCAGTAGTCGCGTGCGCAGCGAGCGGGTCAAGCCCCACCAGGCGCGACAGTTCGCGCGCCGTGGTGACATGCACCCGATAAACGGGGCGATTGAGCCATTCTTCGAAGGTCATACTGTCACCTCTTTATCGCCGAGAAATACAAAACAGTCGCCGCGCCCGTCAGGCGCGCCGCCGCGTACTAACTTGCCATTCCAGCCATATTGGCGCGCCAGAGCAAGCGCCGCCTCAAGGTGCGAATCATCAGCGCTCCAATGGCTGATCGTGACGGGCCGCACGCCCTCGGCGCTTGCGCGTACGCGCGCCTCGCGCGTCTCAGTGGCGGGGATATATCGGGTGCAGATTGCTTTCATGGTGTATCTCCAAAAGAGGGCGCCTTGCGGCGCCCGTGAGGGTTAAAGGGCGAACGCGGGTTTGCCCGTGTACTTCAATTCATCACCGTCCATGCGCATGGGCATGATCAAACCTAAAGCGCCGGGTAGGTTAGTGACCACGGCGCAGCTGCCGCCATTGTGATTAATGAAAGGCCCGTACTTGCCGCCCAGCAATTTGCAAACGTCACCGAACCCAGCAACATAGTCGGCATTGAACTGGGCAAGTTCACCAGACGTGGACGCAGGGACAATCCGGCGCCAGTCAGGAAACTTCCCGTCAATCGGCGCCGTGACGGCGCTGGTGGCGCCCGTGACGGTGATGCTGGTTTTGCCCTTGATCGTCACGCCGACGCGCTCAGGGTCCGGCGTATCCGGCGCCGTCACTATGTCAATGTGAATCGGCAGCGTGATACGCCCAGCCTTCGCGGGCTTGACTGCCTCAAGCGCCTCGCGCGGGATGATGTACTCGCCAGGCGCGAGCGCTTCGATATTGTCGACAGCGACAGGGTAGGCGAGTAGACGATGACCGTCGGTTGCGACTAGCACGACATCACCATTAGCGCGCGCGTCAACGCATACGCCTTTCAGGTAATAACGAATGTCCTGTTTAGCGGCGCAGATTAGAAGGGCTTTGATGATGCTGTGGTCGATAGTGATTTTCATGGTGTCGGTCTCCAGTGGGGTTAACGGGTGAGGGTTGCGAGCGCGCGCAGCGCGGAATCTTTGGTGGCATACCGGCCCAGCACGGCATACCCGATGCCGGCGCGGCGCACTAGCGCCCATTGGCGGCGCAGGCGGATAACGTCGCGGTAGTTGCCCGCTGGGCGAGTCGGTTCGAATTTGATCGCGTATTGCATAGTGTCAGTATCTCCAAAAGAGGCGCGCCCGTAGGCGCGCGGGTTGATGATCAAAGGTCGCGCATGCTCGCGCGGTACTGCGTCATCCAATCGCGGCGCAAGCGCTCGGCTTTGCCAGCGTCGTCGATACGCTTGGCCAGCAACTGAGTTGCAAGCTTGCGATCGCCGTCGCAGCATGAGTTGCTCATGTCTTCGTTGAATCGCTCAAGGGCTTGATCGTATGTCATCGTTTGCTCCTGGGTTGTTGACGCGCTCACGCGAGCGCATGAACAGCATCTTGCCACAACATTTGTGGCAGTGCAAGCGGTGCTCTAAAGTTTGTATCGTTTTTCACTACCCCACACAAGACTTGTGGCGGGCTGCGACAAGTCTTAGGGCATGGGCAGGTTAGGGCGCGTGTGGGTTAAGGGCGTGGGCGGCGCTGGATATAGGCGCCCCCCTAGGGTGGGGTACTGTGGGGTAGTAGGTAGTATCTTAAAAATGTTTTGTGTTTATACTGTATATATATACAGGTATATGAATTGTAAGATAAACAATAGGCGGGGCACTACCCCACGGCACCCCACACTCGGCGCCCGCAACCCCACGCCCCGCCCTGGGTAGCATGGGGTACCCCACGCAAAGCGCTCATGCGGTTTGATTTTGGGCTACCCCACACTGTCCACACTTCCAACACCAGGCGATACCAGGCAATCGCCCGTCGATCCGTGGGGTACTACCCCACACTGCCCACACGGCAGACGGGCTACCGGTTGACGGGCGCTACCCCACGCCACCCAGCGTGACGTGATAACGTAACATCCGTGTGACGTGATAACGTATCACCATGTGACGTGATAACGTAACGCTGGCAGCTCGGGGCCGCGTGGCGGAGAGCCCCCGGTGAGGGCCGGCGACCGGGCCGGTCAAAAACGGAGGGGTCGCACAAATTTTTTTTGCAAAATGCTATAATTACTTGCAACACTATTTGCAGCACACCATCTGGCCATGACCTTCCAATCCTTGCCGCTTACCGCGCGCAAACTAGAGGCGACCGAGGCGCGTTTGCAGCGCATCTACGAGGCTGCCAAGTTGGGTCTAAAGGGTGACTCGCTGGCGTTGAAGGCTGGCATGCTGCCGACCGAGTATCGGCGTCTGTGCGAGATGGACCCCATCGCCGAGATGGCAGAACAGAAGGGACGCGCTGACGCAGAAGGGGCGCTTGCGGCTGTGATGATGGACGCAGCTATGTCAGGCGACACCAAAGCGGCGCTGGAGATCCTTCGTCACAGACACGATTGGGTGGCTAAGCAACAGGTGCAGATCGACGTAGCGCAGCAGATCAGCGTAATATCGGCGCTTGAAAAAGCAGAGCAGCGCGTCATCGACGTGCAGGTAACAGAGCGACTGGAGCCAACACTTGCAGCAGCCGATCTACAACGCCTCTGATGAAATGCTCTTGATGACGCGGCTCTGGCAGCCGCGCATCAAAGACGACCCGGAAGCGTTTGTAAACTTTGCGTTCCCGTGGGGGCAACACGGCACGCCACTGGCCAACTACAAAGGCCCGCGCAAGTGGCAGCGTCAAGTGCTGCGGAAGATTACGCAGCACATCAAAGACAACGGCGGCAAAGTTGACTATAACGTCTTCCGGCTGGCGGTTGCATCAGGCCGGGGAATTGGTAAATCGGCGCTAGTCAGTTGGCTTGTGCTGTGGATGCTCTCCACGCGCATAGGATCCACGACGATCGTGTCGGCCAACAGTGAGGCGCAGCTTCGCAGTATCACCTGGTCAGAAATCACCAAGTGGCTGGCGATGATGATCAACAGCCATTGGTTTGAGATCAGCGCAACCAAGGTCGCGCCAGCTAAGTGGCTGGCGGAGATCGTCGAGCGGGACTTGAAGAAAGGCACGCGCTTCTGGTCAATCGAGGGACGCCTGTGGTCGGAAGAGAACCCGGACGCTTACGCCGGTCTGCACAACCTGGACGGCGTGTGTTTGATCTTCGATGAGGCGTCTGGTATTCCAGACTCGATCTGGCAGGTGGCCGCCGGCTTCTTTACCGAAAACACGCCGCACAGGTTCTGGTTTGCCTTTTCCAATCCGCGCCGCAACCAAGGCTACTTCTTCGAGTGCTTCAACTCGAAGCGCGACTTTTGGTCGACAGAGAACATCGACGCCCGCGATGTCGAGGACACTGACAAGCAGGTCTACGAGCAGATCATCGCGGAGTACGGCGAAGACTC